GAAAGAGGATGTCACACCTGAACAACTTCGAGAAGCTCCTCCTAAAAAAGTAGATCCTAAAGCCGAAGCTTGGGCTGAAAAAAACCCTTGGTTTGGTAAAGATGAGGCAATGACTTATGCTAGTTTTGGAATACATAAAAAACTAGTTGAAGAAGATGGATTCAATCCTAATTCAGATGAGTATTATGCTGAAATTGACAAAAGGATCAAAACCGAGTTTCCCCATAAGTTTGGGGCAAATAGTTCGGAATCTACGAGACCCGTCCAACCCGTAGCTTCTGCTGGTCGTTCAACAACGCAATCAACATCAGGACGCAAGACAGTTAGACTATCTCCGAGCCAAGTCCATATCGCCAAGAGACTTGGAGTACCTCTGGAGGAATACGCTAAATACGTGAAGGAGTAATAGCATGGAAGATAAAACCAAAAAGACCTCACGCACCGATGCTTCTCGTGAAAAAACAAAGAGAGCACAACCTTGGCGCCCACCGTCAAGCTTAGAAGCGCCACCGGCGCCTCCAGGATTTAAACATAGGTGGATAAGAGCTGAGACTCTAGGAACTGAAGACAGAAAGAATATGGCTGGAAGACTTCGTGAAGGATTCAGCCTAGTTCGTGCTGATGAGTTTCCAGATTTTCACTCACCTACAATAGAAAATGGATCGCACGCTGGTGTTATCGGAGTTGGTGGATTATTGCTTGCTCGTATACCAGAAGAAATTGTCGAGGAGAGAGCGGAATATTTTGCAGAGCAAACTAAGACGCAAGAAGAATCTGTCGATAATAATCTTTTTAAAGAGCAGCATAGAAGTATGCCTATTTCTTCCGAGAGGAATAGTAGGGTTACTTTTGGCAGTGGTAGAGGAAACGACAAAAATTAATTTTTGTTATGGGTCCTATCACTTATAAAACAACTAACTGGTTAAGGAGGACTTATAACCATGGCAAATAAAGACGCACCGTTCGGTTTTAGACCTGCAAAGATGTTGGGTGGAGCACCATTTAATGGCGGCCAAACAAGTTATGGTATTGAAAGTGGATATTCTAGTAATATCTTCACTGGAGATGCAGTTGAGTTACACACAGACGGTACTGTTACCGTAGGTGCTGCAGCGGCAACTAATTTAATTGGCGTATTTAATGGATGTTTTTTCACCGACTCTACAGGTAAACCAACATTCTCAAAACACTGGCCTGCAAGCACTGTCGCAAGTGATGCAGTAGCTTTTGTTATTGATGACCCAAACGTACTTTTCGAAGTACAAGAAGACAGCACCGATATTGGGGCCTCATGGCCTGATAATAGAGGGTCAAATGCTGACTTAGTATCAACTCACGCAGGTAGCACAGCTATTGGAAGATCTAAACAAGAGTTAGACTCTAGTACAATTACTGCAGCTACAGCACAATTCAGAATCGTAGACGTATGTACGACTGAAGGTAACAGTGACACAGCAAGTGCAAATGGAAACTACATCGTTAGAATTAACGAAGGTCTTCATTATGCTAATACTGCTGGTATCTAATAGGAAGGACTAATAGATGGCTATATCAAGAAGTCAACTTGTCAAAGAGTTGGAACCTGGTCTTAATGCATTATTCGGTCTAGAATATGCAAGATACGAGCAGGAGTGGTCAGAAATTTTTGACACTGAAAACTCAGACAGAGCGTTTGAGGAAGAAGTAGAACTTTCTGGCTTTGGTAGTGCACCAGTAAAAGCTGAAGGAGCAAGCGTACAATTTGACGATGCTACAGAAGCTTTCACTAGTCGTTACTCACACGAAACAATTGCTTTAGCATTTGCTATTACTGAGGAAGCCGTAGAGGATAACCTTTACGACAGCCTAAGTTCTAGATATACAAAGGCTTTAGCACGTTCAATGGCTAACGCTAAAGAAATCAAGGGCGCAAATGTTCTTAACAGAGCATTTAACTCTTCTTTCACAGGCGGAGACGGTGTTGAATTATGTTCAACTGCACACTTAACAGTAGCAGGTGGCAACTATGCCAACGAACTATCAACATCTGCTGACTTGAACGAAACATCATTAGAGCAGTCATTAATTGACATCGCAGGCTTTATTGATAATCGTGGTCTTAAAATCGCTGTAAAGGCAACAAAGATGATCATTCCAGTTAATCTTCAGTTCGTAGCTGAAAGATTAATGAAGAGTCAGTTAAGAACTGCAACTTCAGATAATGACATTAACGCTATCGGTAACATGGGTATGATCCCTGGCGGATACGTTATCAACCATTATCTAACAGATACAGATGCATTCTTTATTAAAACTGATGCACCTAATGGTCTAAAGCACTTTAATCGTGCGCCTATCAAAACTTCTATGGAAGGCGATTTTGATACAGGTAACGTAAGATACAAAGCTAGAGAGAGATATTCATTTGGATTCTCTGACCCTAGAGGTATCTTTGGCTCACCAGGAGCTTAATAAATAACCAAAGAATGGGGGTATATCCCCCATTCTTCTTATTGCAAATTTTCTTTAAAACTGTATACATAAATATAAGAACTACGTAGACTGCATATGCAGACGATATAGAGACTATGTAGTAAGGTCTATATAACCAAGGAGGTTTAAAATGGCAAACTCAACATTTAGTGGTCCAATAAGATCAAAAGGTGGATTTAATGTAATTAATGAAGCTAGCGATACAGGAGCAATTACAGAAACTGGTTTCTCTGTAAACTCAACAGGACAACTTATTTCACTAGGAACCAGAAAAATACAAACATTCGCAGTAGATTTATCTGGAACAAATGCAGCATCAGTTACTTATGGTGATAATGATGTTCTAGTAGAACTAGGTGCACTAAACACAGATCATCCAGATGCTTTAGTAACAGCAAGTAAATTCTTTATTCATAAAGTAGTGCTTGGTATTACAACTGCAGCGGCAAGTGATGCTCAATCATTAGCTAACTTACAATTATCTGCAACTTCAGGTACAGCTACTAACACTGCTATATCTTCAGGAACTGAAATTGTAGGAGCTGGTGTAGCATCATTCAATCCAAGAATTTCTGCTACTGATTCAGTAACAGAGGTTGATATTGATTTAGATGCCACTGCTGGTACTTACCATGTTTTTGCACCAAACATTACCGCAGCTATTGCAAGTAAAAACTTGTACTTAGGTGCTGGTGCAGCGGCTGATGCAGCTTTAACTGCATTTCGTGGAACACTTGAAATAGAGTATTCAGTATTCTAAAAAATAACGTGGGGCTTCGGCCCCACAGTTCTTAATTAAGGAGGGAACATGGCAGACGTAGTAACAGGACCGACAATCCTACAACAAAACGACAATCGTGTCGTAATTAAAATTGTTAATCAATCAGATGGATCAGGTGGCACTACAGTTTTTGGTGATGTATCAGCATTAACTGCTAGAGCAGATGGAACTGCAGTAGCACATTTAGGACTACTAAGAGTTTGGTATTCTTGTCAAGGCGGTGATGGAGGAAACTCTTATGCACGTTTAGATGAAGAAGATTCAGATGGTGACATTCCTATCATTGGTTTAACAGGAGCAGGTTATTGGGATTTTAGAGAGTTTGGTGGAATACCAGCAGACAAGTCTAGTAACAGTAATCAAAGCGATGTAAATTTTGTAGTTCCAGGTGAAGCTGATGCAGGTAACATGTACACAGTTATAGCAGAGTTTCAAAAAATTTATTAATGATACATGGCTACTTCAGGCACAACATCATTTGATCTAACGATAGAAGAGATCATCGCAGAATCTTATGAGAGGTGTGGCCTTTACGTAAGATCTGGATATGATTTAAAGACATCTAGAAGATCACTAAATTTATTATTTGCAGAGTGGGCAAATAGAGGATTGAATCTTTGGACTATAGAACAAAGAACAAAAACCCTTACTGCTGGCACTTCATCTTATGATCTTGATGTAGATCTAGTGGACATACTATCTGCCGTTATAACAGAAGCATCTGACTCTACAGTTGATAGACAAATTGAAAGAATTAGTAGAGCAGAGTATTTACACATATCTAAAAAATCTACTTCAGCTTCTCCTACACAATTTTATATTGAAAGATCTATAACACCTAAGTTATATGTTTATGCAACTCCTGACGCAGCTGATACATTTAAGTATTATGCTTTAACACGTATTCAAGACGCTGGTTCTTATTCTGGTAATGCAGAAGTTCCTTTCAGATTCTTACCTTGTTTAGTCGCTGGCCTAGCATATTATATTGCCATGAAAAAAGCTCCAGATAGAATACAATTATTAAAACAAGTTTATGAAGATGAGTGGCAAAGAGCTTCTGCTGAAGATAGCACTCGATCAAGTATTAAAATAGTTCCAAACATAGGAGTCAGATAATGGCAAATGCAACAGGAAAATTTTCAAAAGCTATCTCTGATAGAAGTGGATTTGCTTTTCCTTATACAGAGATGATAAAAGATCATGATGGTTTATTAGTTCATAAATCTGAGTTTGAACCTGAACATCCACAAGAAGACGATCCTTCTACACATAGAGCAGACGCAGAAGCTTTAAAAAATCCAAGATCAGACAGATCAGAGCCTGTAGAAGTTTTAGTAGGAACAAGAACTTTATTTGATCAAAACAATACAATGGCTCCTCAGAAACAAAACGAAATTATTTTTTCTGCTAAAGTAAATGCAGTGACAGTGAGTATATCATGACAACATACGCAGAACTAACACAACAAATATTAGATTATACAGAGGTTAGCACTGATGTATTAACATCTACAATAACAAATGATTTTATTGAACATGCTGAAAATAGGATTTTCAGAGATGTTGATTTGGATGTTTTTAAATCAAATCAATCAGCAAATTTAACAACTAGCAACGCTTTTGTATCATTACCAGGTGGCAGTGCACCGACACTAGAATCTTTAGGTACAATTAGAACTATGCATATATTTCCTGCTTCAGGAACACCAACTAGAACTTCTTTAGAACAAAGAGATGTTAGTTTTATAACAGAATATGCTCCAGATAGAACTGCCACAGCGACACCTGTGTATTGGGCATGGTGGGATCACAACTCATTAATAGTTGCACCTACACCAGATTCTGCTTATAATGTCGAATTAGGAATTACAAGATTACCAACAAGGTTATCTAGTACAAATACAACATCTTGGTTAGGCAACAATGCCCCAAGTGCTTTATTGTACGGGAGCCTTGCAGAAGCCTTTAAATATTTAAAAGGTCCAGCTGAGATGCTGCAATTATACGAACAATCATATCAACGTGCTATTCAAGAGTTAGCTGTGGAGCAACAAGGAAGGCATCGTAGAGATGAATATATGCACGGGGCAATTAGATTGCCTATTAAATCAATAAGTCCATAAGGAGGATAAACAATGTCGATAACTCAAGCTGTTTGCACAAGTTTTAAACAAGAGTTACTAGTGGGTACGCACAACTTTACTGCAACCTCAGGTGATACTTTTAAAATTGCACTTTATACAAGTTCAGCTTCTTTAGACGCTACAACTACTGCATTTACAACTTCTGAAGAAGTTTCAAATTCTGGTACTTATAGCTCAGGAGGCGGAACACTAACTAGTGTAACTCCAACTACTTCAGGTACTACTGCAATTTGTGATTTTTCAGATATATCATTTACATCTGCTACAATTACTGCAAGAGGTGCTTTAATTTATAATAGCTCTGACTCAAATAAAGCAGTTGCTGTTTTAGATTTTGGTGGAGACAAGACATCTACAAGTGGAACATTTACTATTCAGTTCCCAACTGCTGATGCAAGTAACGCTATATTAAGATTAGCATAGGAGAAAATTTAAATGGCATTAGTCATTAATGATAGAGTAAAAGAAACAACTACAACCACAGGTACAGGAGCAGTATCTCTTGCTGGTGCTGTAACAGGTTTTGAAACTTTTGCTGCAGGTATTGGTAACTCTAATACAGTATATTATTGTATAGCACATCAAGACCAGGCAGAGTTTGAAGTAGGCCTTGGAACCTTAGACGGAGATAGTTCTGATC